AAATGGGGCACTCGGAAACAATGTTAATGGAAGAAATAATACTGCAATTGGAGCAAATGCTTTATTAAATACAACCACCAACAATTGGAATTCAGGACAAGCAGAATACAATGTTGCAGTTGGAGGAGGCGCCCTACAAAATAATACTACCGGTTCATATAATATGTCATTTGGTGCATCTAGTCTGGTCGCCAATACGACAGGTCTCCAAAATGTTTCTATTGGTACGTATTCAACTGTAAGAAACACTACCGGAAGTTCTAATGTTGTAATTGGTCATCAAGCTCTTGGTGCAGGCACAGGCGGTACAAGTGTCTATACCGCAAACGTATCAATTGGTGCAAACAGTTTATATAACACATTTAGTGCTGGTTATAATGTTGCCATTGGTGACGAGGTGGGTTATTTTAATAGAACTGGCGCGTCAAATACTCTGATTGGTCGTAACGCTCTACGCAACAATCTTACAGGTAGCGAAAATGTTGCAATTGGTTCTAGAGCAGGTGAATTTGCTGGCACTGCAGGGCAAACACTAGGTAGTTCAAATGATTCAATTTTTATAGGATTCCAAGCACGTTCTGGAAACACAACTTCAAGTAATGAAATTGTGATTGGTTCAGATGCTGTTGGATTTGGTAATAATACTACAGTTATTGGCGCATCTGCAGCAACTTCTGCAACAATTTATGGATTGCTAAATGCTCCAAGTGGTATTAGTGCTGCTGGTGCAACTTTTAGTGGTACAATAAATTTAAACGGACAAACTTTTAGAAATGTTGTTTCTACAATTAATGGTTCTACCGGATCAATTGGTGCAGATTCAATACCGGTTGGACTTACTAGTACAGCAATTACATGCGTTTCATTTCCAAGTGGTATAACATCATTTACCTCAAAAATACCTTATTATATTCCATGTCAAATTACATATAGCCCTAGTAGTGGAACTGGTAAAGTTTTACAAAATAGAGTATATTTTACATTACATAATGCACCAAAACAAAGTACTTTACACACAATAAGATTTCCAAGTTTTCTTACAGGTATTACTGGTAACTGTTTTATTGGAGTATATGATGTAGATATAAATAGTGGATTTCCAAAAAATTTATTATATTCATCAACATCAATCACTGTTGCATCTGGAGTTGGATCAACTTCGGTTACAAATGCTTCAGGACTTCTTACAGTCCCGGCAGGATATTTTTATATAGCCACAATATTTGATAATACACCAACATTATATACATTACCAAATAATCTTAGACCTTCATTTGGTTCTGGTCAATGGACTGCAGGATATGCTAATTATAGCATATTTTCTGATCCGGGTGGTTTTACTTTTCCAACTTCTTTACCTGCAGCTGGTGTAACTTTAGGATATATTGATTATGTTACTGGCAATACTGGAAGTATAACCGGATTATATACAGAATATAGAATTGTTTAATTATGCAATATATAAAAGAACAAATTTTTGATGAACTTACAAATTCTTATTTTATTATAGATGAAAGAATTGTTGAACACTGTGTGGTTAAACAATTAGAAATCATTCGTAATCAAGCCAAAGAATTGATTTTAAATAAAGTCCCAGAATTCAAACAACGTAATGCAGCATTGGGATTATTGTCTGTAGAAGAAACAGAACAAATTAAAACAGATATACAAAATATTCGTTCTATTTCTAATTCTTTGGAACAACAAATTTTATCAATAACATGGGATGGTACCGAAGAAACAAGACCAGCTGTCTGTGATGCAATTCAAAATATACGTTGGCCTTGACTTTTAAATTTAATGTAATATAATGTTTATATGATTTTAAAATACTTTAAAGTACACCAAAATGTAGTTGATCCAAATTACCAAACCAAAATGGCTGCTTGTTTTGATCTTGCTGCATATATTCCCAAAGATGAAAAAGTAAAGGTGTGGGAAGGCAAAGAAACTAGCGAGATTGAACCACAGTATGATCATGATAAAGATCAATACTATATTCTTCTTATGCCGGGAGAACGTGCAATGGTACGTACTGGGTTGACCTTTGATATTCCAAGCGGATATTCAATTCGACTTCATCCAAGATCTGGAATGGTTTTAAAGTACGGTTTGACTCTGGCAAATTGTGAAGGTGTAATTGATGAAGACTACACATATGAAACCAAGTTAATTATGATTAACACTAACTTACAAGAGCCTATTAAAATTTACAACAGAGATAGAATAGCTCAAGGTGAAGTTGTAAAGTATGAGCAAGTAAATTTTGGTGAAATATACAACCAACCCGGCCTGAAGACAGACCGGGTTGGTGGATTTGGATCAACTGGTATAAATTAAACTGTTTTAGATTGTATATCTGATTCAGACAATTTTTGATCAAAGTATTGGATTCGTTGAATCCATCCATTGAAATTGTTACCAGATAATGTTTCATTAACACCAATGCTCATTTGTGTCAACCCTGTTGGATAAGTAGCACCAATTAGATTGCCACTTGTGCCACCCTGACCATTTGCAGTTACAAACAAGCCACCAGTTCCAACAGACCACGCCATTGCAATTTTATTTGTGGTATTGGGTACAAATACATTATTAAGTGTTGGGATTGTAAACCCTGCACTATTTATTATGTAGTTGCTCAACAAATTATTTGATGTCACACCTTTTATTTGTCTTATGCTATTTGTTGCTGCTGCATTGTTTATCGACCAAACGTAGTTGTTTATTTGAGAAGTTGCAGTAAGTCCCGGTATTACCGTTGCAATTACAGTTCCATCATTGTTTTGTTTGAACCAAGATGCAAAAGAAATTCCTTGTATACTAACTATATCTTGTCTTTTAATCTGTGTGGCTAAATGATCTCTTGGATATGCAGTAGATGTTGCTCGCAATCCAGCTTCCAATTGAGGATAAGCAACAACAGCACCTCTTTCTACGCTATCTGAATAATTTGTTAAACCAATTGGAAATATTACATAATTATCTGAACCAACAAATCCTGTACCAGATACAGACATTGAAACTCTGGTCCAAGCAGTGCTTGATAAACCTAATACAGAGGTAAATGTATAATAAGAACCACCTGCATATAATGCTCCGCTGCTAATCCCACCTAAAGTACCGGGTCCAAATATAGTTCTATCAACAACATTAAATTCAATTTGTCCAGCACTACCATATATTCCGAAGGCAGCTACAGTGTTTCCAGACCAACCTTTTAGCCAAGTGCTGAATGTTCTATTTGCTGTTTGAGAAGTTCCAAATACAATGCTTGATGAAGGTTGTATTGACAGTGATCCCGATGAAGATACAAAAACTGATCCGGAAAGTCTATTATCTGGTCCTACTTCTGTATAAAAAGGACGAGCTCTTGTTGAAAAAGTGGATGGATTAAAATTAGTATTAGTTCTACCCCAACCCGCTTGGGTATATAAAGAAAGTGCTAAATTTGTCACATCAGGTTCAACCAAAAGACCCAATGTTGCTCCAGTCAACGAATAATCAAATCTTGGAGCACTATATGGAAGACCATAAGTTGGAATGTAAGAAACATTTTCTTCTCCGGGATATATCATTAATCCCGCTACTTGATTAGTTTTTGTAATTCCTGCTGGTGCTGATGTGGCTGCCAAGTAGCACAATACTGCACTAGTGGATGGATTATGTCCTTCTGCTCTAATTTTGAGTTCTATCTCAGTCCATGCAGTTGAACTATATAAAATGTCAGAACTAATATCTAAATTTGCAACGCCAGATGGATTTGAAGCAATAAAACTTACAGGAGATCCTGTTGTGCTTCCTTTGACTATTGTCATATATGCAGTACTACCAGTAGCTGCACTTAATACAACAAATCTAGCTTGTGTTCCAGTGTCACCTTTTATCCAATATTTTTGAGTATGTGTTATTCCAGAAATTATGTCTGGATCAAATACTGTACTTGTTAAAGTTCTAACTGCTGCAAATGTATTAGGAGTTACTGAAAAATTAAATCCAGTTGTTGTTCCAAAAGGATCCGAAACATAGGATGTAGAACCAGCAACCCAATTAGAATCTGCAAACCAAAATGTACTTCCTATATTAGAACTATTTGGAACTAAATTTGTATCTGCCCAAGCTAGATTTCCACTAGAATTTATATAAGATGCTTGTGTAGTTCTTGTAAAGGTAATACGAGGATCTAATGAACCTAACATAAAATTTAAATCTAATATAGCAGTAATTAATCTGCCTTCACCACCCCCACCCCCTAAAGTATCGTAATCCATCATGGCAAACTCATCCATGAAAGAAATGTTATTCAAAACCATTCCATTATTCACGTTTTCCCACAATTCCATGACATCATTCCATCGGAATGGTCCCATTGGAGTGTTGACAAGTCTTCCATTGCGACCAGTTTGTTCACCCAAACTGGCAAAAAATGTGTCCATCTGTTTCTTTACGCCCATATTATCCTCGTATGTTTATTTATCTTCTTTTTCGGGTTGCTTCGGCCATTTAACTGACTTAAATTCTCTCCATACAGCCCACAGGCTTATAGCACAAATAATAACATACCAAAAGCTCCATTCGGAGGCTTGGCTAGGAGTTCCAAAAAATGGTTCTTTTAAAACACTGTGAATTGGTTCACCTTCTTTGGTCAATGGTGATACAATTTGAGGTGTTGTACATGAAGATAGGAAAAGAAAAAGTGGTATTAAGTATTTCATGATTTATTTCCTCCTGCAGCTGTACCAAAGTAGAATCCAACGACGGCCAAAAGAACTTGTCGATTTTCTTCAGCAAACAGATAACCCGGTATTTCTACAAAATATTTACGAGTTGTCTCCGGAACCAAACCAAAGAAACTTTCAGGTTGTTTCTGAGTAAATTCGGCAAATGTTGAAATCCCAAAGAACGGAAGAACAAATGGTGCTGCAACGACTGCAAAAAGGCATGAAAGAACTATTAATTGTCTCACTCCTTTGCCTAAATCAAGTGGGACTCGTTGTGCTGCTTTATCTTGGTTATCTGTTGTTTGTTTGTTGGCCTCAATGACCATTTTGAATATGTCTTTTTGATCTTGTGCTCTCTGTGCCCAGTAACGGAACAGAAACCCCGTAACACCACCACCCAATAAAGATATTAATTCTGTAGGCATATTGTCCTCAATTCTTTTGATATGAAAGTTGTATTTGAATAGAATCTCTAATTGTATCAAAATGTTTAATTATTATTTCTTCATTGGCTATATCCGGTGGAAAATCAAAGTGCCATTGAAGAAGAATAAAACCAACAGTAACATTTTTGTTTTTTAAAGGAAGGCAGGAATAGTGTGAAATGTTTTCATCTTCAAAAAAATGCTTTGCATAACTGTCAGACATTGCCTCAACTTGATAAATTATGGGTTTGTCTTCAATTACCTTATTTAAAAGAGGAATAAAAAGCGAGCAAAGAACATTTTTAAACTTTATAGCCTGTGAAGTATAACCTTTGTGTGCGGATTCATGGGTTATTGAAAATTTACGCATTGAAATCCCATCCATAAAATATTCCCCATTGTGAAATTGGAGAATGGTGGCACGCATAGATTTTCCAGTAAGACGAAGTTCGGTTAACAATTCATGGATCTCTGTATGAATTGCAATAAAATTGTCTGTTTTAATTTTGGATTTCCAAAATTTTGTAATTCCATAGCCTAAACCTAATAATCCGGCTACAGAATATGCTGATACTTCAAATATTTTAGTTAAATCCATTAAAAACTCCGTGTCTTAATATTTAGACTTGACGTATCCTTTCTTTGGGCTATACTGGTAAAACTATGACTAGAAATGAACTATTTGAATTGCATGACAAAATTTGTAGCGAAGCCAAAGAATTGATGGAAAAGAAGAATAATGATTATGCTTCTACATCAGATCCGTTTATGAACTTCAGGCGCGCTGAATATCTTGGCTTTTCAACTGCCGAGTTAGGAGTTCTCATTCGTATGACCGATAAGATGTCAAGAATATCCACATATCTTAACCGTGGAGAGCTATGTTTAAAGAATGAAAGCGTTTATGACGCCATAGTTGACATCATTAACTATAGTGTCATACTTGCTGGACTTCTTAAGGACAAAGACACAAAGAAATGAAATTTTACACGGCGTGTGCCCTAAAAGGCAACAAAATTCTCGTTAGAGGATACAAGAATGGTGAACGTTTTACGGACACCATTTCTTTTAAACCTTCTTTGTTTATTAAAACGGACAAAGAGACCAAATATCGTACCCTGAACGGGGTCAAAGTCAACCGAATGCGGTTTGACACGCTGTATGATTGCAGACAATTTTTGGATCAATATAGGGAATTAGATGATTGCCCGATTTATGGAAACACTGATTTTATCACTCAATATATCATGGAGACTTATGAGGCTGAGGTGGAATACGATCTTTCCACGGTCAAAGTAGCCTATCTAGATCTTGAATGTGAAACTGAGGGTGGATTCCCGGATTTGGATAAACCCAATGAAAAGATTAATTTGATGAGTATTCGTGTAGGGGGTCTTACCTACGTGATCACATCAAAGCAAATAGATCTTCCAGATTGTAAAGTTATCATAACCAGTTCTGAAAAAGAACTCATAAAGAAAACTTTTGAAGTTCTTTCAAAAGAAGATGTAGATATTATTACAGGATGGAACATTAAGCTCTTTGATATACCCTATATAATAGGTAGGGCGTTGCTGTTTTTTGATGAATCAGAAATTCAAAGTTGGTTGCCTTTTGGTCTGATGAAAATGCGGGAAACAGATATTGGTGGGAAGAATTACAAAATTTATGAATTCCCCGGATATACCATTTTGGATTACATGGATTTGTATAAAAAGTTTTCTGGTACCAGTCAGGAAAGTTACGCCCTAAACTTCATAGCAAAGGTGGAACTAGATGCTCAAAAACTGGATTACAGCGAATATGGGTCGATGCGTGACTTCTATACGCAAAACTTTCAGAAGTTTGCTGAATATAATGTACAAGACGTATTGTTGGTTGAGCAACTTGACAGTAAATTAAAACTTATTGATCTAGCTGTATCTATTGCATACGAAGCAAAGATTACGTTCGATACTGTATTCTTTGCAACACGCATTTGGGAAACCATTTGCTGTGATTATTTGGCAAAAAAGAATGTAATTCCTCCTCTTAAGCGAAGTTACGCAAAAGACGATCAATTTGTCGGTGCATATGTAAAAGAAGTAACTCCGGGGCTATACAAAAATGTGGTTAGTTTTGATGCCACTAGCCTATATCCTTCTATTATCATGCAATGGAATATTTCTCCCGAAACTTGTGTTTACAAAGATGCATCATTAAATGCAGATGACTTTCTTCGTAGTAAACGAAAAGATATTCCTGATATGGTTGGTGATGCAATAAGTAAAAATGCATGTTTAGCATGCAATGGCAGTATGTTTACCAATCAAATTTCTGGCTTTATTCCTATATTGATTGAACGCACATTCAATCAGCGAAAAGAAGCAAAGTCAAAGATGATTGATTTGGAAAAAGAATACGAGAAGACTAAGAATAAGGATCTTATTCCAAAAATTGCTGCTCTCAAAATTCGTCAGTCAGTAAAAAAGATTTTGGCAAACAGCCTTTATGGATGCCTAGGAAATCCTGCGTTTGTATATTCTTCTCCAGAATTGGCTACTGCAGTTACTGTAACTGGACAAGTTATCATTCGCAAGGCAGAAATAGCCATGAATTCTTATATTCAAAATCTTACAAAAGATGATAAGGATTATGTATTGGCTGTAGATACGGATTCTGTATACCTTAATTTGGATGCAGTTGTTCAGAAGGTATCGGCAAAAACAAACATTGAAGATATAACTCAATTTATCAATGATGTTTGTGAGAAAAAGATACAGCCAGAATTCAAGAAAGAAATGGAACTCTTGGCTACAACCCTAGGTTGTTCTCAAAATAAAATTTTCTTCAAGCGAGAGGCAATTGCTTCAGCGGGAATGTTTATTGCAAAGAAGCGATATGCTCTATTGGTTCAAGATTTGGAAGGAGTTCGCTTCAAGGAACCAAAGCTTAAAATCATGGGCCTTGAAACTGCAAGAAGCAGTACGCCAGCAATTGTTCGAAATAAGTTAAAAGACTGCATTAAAATTATCCTTACCAAAACTCCCGAGGAGTTGCGCAATGATGTGAATAAATTCTATGATGAGTTTATGAAATTACCTATAGAAGACATTGCCTCTCCTCGCGGAGTTAAAGGTATTGGTAAGTACCTAGACACTTCCGATATATACAAGTCTGGTACACCTATTGCAACAAAGGCTGCTCTGTTACACAATGCATATATTAAGAAGCTAAACATAGACAAGGAAGTTGCAGCAATAAAGGAAAATGACAAAATAAAGTTCGTATTTGTGAAGGTTCCAAACCCATATGGAATGGGTGGCAGAGATGCGGTAATAGGGTTTATAAACAAACCACCCAAGCAGTTTAATCTTGAAAAGTATATAGACCGTCAAAAGCAATTTGAGAAAACATTCAACGAGCCTCTTGATAATATTATTCAGGCTATTGGATGGTCAATAACTCAAGAAGTAACACTTGATTCTTTCTTTGTTTGAGGTATAATAAAAAAATGAAAAGTTTTTCTAAAAAATATAAACAGTATAGTACAAAAAAGTCTGAATTTATTGATGGTAAATATATTTTTAGTTCTAATTCAAAACACGAAATAAATTTTTCAAATAATAGTGTCATTGAAGAACAGAAGAGAGAAATTCAGAGACAGAATATAGTAATCAATAAACTCAAAGAAGAGCTAGAAGAGTTGAAAGAAGAGATGGAATTGCTTAAGGCAGTCAATCAGGAGTATTAATAAATGATAAAGAAAATTAGATCTAGATATGGTGATGAGCGGATTATAACACTTCTTGAAGATGGATCTTACAAAGTCGAAGGTAGGTCTTTGTATACTCGCCATGGCGTTGACTTATTTGACTTTGAAGGTGGCCCATGTTATATGGTTGGTGATAGACTTCTTGATGTTGATGATGAAGTGATTATTGATTCTTTAAAAATTGATCATAGCATAGTAAAAGAAAACTATGCTGCCGTTATTATTAAAACTAGAAATGCAAAACGTGGAAAATCAAAACTTCGCTAATGAAAACCCAAAAGAAAAAAATAAATGTCAAAATATTTAAAAAGCTTAATTTCAAAGATAAATAATCCAGACGCAAAAGTTGTCGCGGAAGGTATTGATGGGTCTGATGTCACGGGATTTATTGACACTGGTTCATATGTACTAAATGCCCTTTTGTCTGGTTCTTTATACGGCGGTCTTCCAAACAACAAGATCTCATGCTTAGCAGGAGATCCGGCTACGGGAAAGACTTTCTATGCTCTTGGAATTGTTTCACAATTTCTTAAAGACAATCCAGAAGGAATTGTTATTTATTTTGACACAGAGCAAGCGGTTACCACCAATATGTTTGAGTCAAGAGGAGTTGACAAAGAAAGAATTGCAGTGGTTCCTGTTGCAACTATTGAAGATTTCAAGATACAAGCACTTAAGATCGTCAATGATGTTCTTGAAACTCCAGAAGATGACCGCAAGCCAATGTTTATGGTTCTTGACTCATTGGGCATGTTGTCAACAGAAAAAGAAATGAATGATTCTGCTGAAGGCAAAAATGTCAGAGACATGACAAAGGCTCAGCAAACAAAGGCAACATTCAGAGTATTGACTTTAAAGCTTGGTAAAGCAAATATTCCAATGCTTCTTACAAACCACACTTATCAAGTTATTGGTTCATATGTTCCAACTAAGGAACTTGGTGGTGGAGTTGGATTAAAGTATGCGGCAAGTACTATTTTGACTCTTTCCAAGTCAAAGGACAAAACTGATGAAGGTGTTGTTGGTAACTTTATTAAGTGCACAAATTACAAAAATAGATTTGTAAAAGAAAATACTCAAGTTGAAACTAGACTTAATTACACAAGTGGCTTAAGTCGTTATTATGGTCTCACGGATTTAGCTATTAAGTATGGAATCTTTAAAAAGATTTCTACAAGAATTGAATTACCTGATGGGTCTAAAGTTTTTGAAAAAAATATTGACGACGACCCAGAAAAGTATTATACTAAGGACATACTAGATAAACTTGACGCAGCTATACAGAAAGATTTTAAATATGGACAGCAAGATTGAATTTGAATTTTTAAATGATGCAAGCACAGACCCGACACAAACCTGCCCCATAATAATAAAAAATGGGGAATATGCTGGTATTGTTTATAAGTATGGCAAAATCAGTCTCAAAGAAGAAAATGACGATCTAAACGTTACTATGGAAATTGATATTATCAATGCACCAGATGATTTTGATAAAAATGAAATAAATTTTACAAACACTGTAGGTGAAATTTTTGTTAAAATTGTTGAGAGTGGTGTAGAAGTAAAGAAAAATGATTCGTCAGATCTAGAAGATGATGTTCATCAAGACAGTTAATAGACTTAACTTAAATTAAGAGTATAATACAAAAATGGAATCAGTAATCTTGAAAAACCTCGTTTTGAACGAGGACTATTCAAGGAAGGTTGTACCCTTCCTTCAGGAAGCATACTTTCAGGACAAGTCGGAAAAGACTGTCTTTAACATTGTATCTAAGTTTATTCTTAAATACAACAGCCTTCCAACCAAAGATGCCATATTGGTATCGCTTGAAAATGAAACCTCTCTTGGAGAAATTGAATTCAAGAAGTGTGTTTCCATATCCGATGATATGTTCAAGGAAGGGGAGAAATCAGATACTGTTTGGCTTGTTGAGCAGACTGAAAAGTTCTGCAAGGAAAAAGCCATTTATAATGGTATCATGGAATCCATTGGTATCATTGAGGGCAAGGATAAAGAAAAGACTCAAAATGCTATCCCAGAGATTATGTCAAAGGCTCTTTCGGTATCATTCGATACCAGAGTAGGGCACGATTTTCTTGAGGACGTTGATGAGCGTTATGAATACTACCATAGAGTTGAAGAAAAAATTGGCTTCGATCTGGAAATGTTCAACAAGATCACACGGGGTGGTACTCGCAAGAAAACACTGAACGTTGTTATGGCAGCATCGGGTGTAGGTAAAAGTGCATTCTTGTGTCACCATGCAGCAGCATGTTTAGCACAGAATATGAATGTTCTTTACATTACTCTTGAGATGGCAGAAGAAGAAATTGCAAAACGAATTGATGCAAACCTTCTTGATACGGATATGCATATTCTTGAGCAAATGCCTCTTACTCAATACGAAAGCAAAGTGGACAACCTAAAGAAGATTTGCCGTGGAAAGTTGATTATTAAAGAATACCCAACTGCTGCAGCAAACGTGACACACTTCCGCAACTTGATGGAAGAGTTAAAGATCAAGAAGAAGTTTACACCCGATGTAATCTTTGTAGACTACTTGAATATTTGTTCTTGTGCAAGATTCAAACTAGGCAACGGAATGAATAGCTATACCTATGTAAAGGGAATCGCTGAAGAGTTGCGTGGTTTGGCCAAACAATTTAATGTTCCTCTGTGGACTGCTACTCAGGTAAACCGCGAAGGTGCGAAGAGCAGTGACATGGAGATGACAGATACATCGGAAAGCTTTGGTTTGCCACAGACTGCGGATTTCTTCTTTGCTCTTATTGAGAACGAAGAACTTGCCGAAGCTGGCCAATTGATGGTCAAGCAACTAAAGAATCGCGGTAACGATCTAACCAAGAATAGAAAGTTCTTGATTGGTGTAAACAAGTCAAAGATGAAATTCTATGATGTGGACAACACCAGCAACAATCTTGTCAACGCCAACAATACAGAAGAAGAGGGATATGCATCTGGTTCAGATGGTCAGTCTTTTAATCCAAAATTTGGAAAGAAAAAGAACAAGGCTGTGAACTGGACGTTTGAGGAATCGGCGTGAGCATATATATAGACAAGAAGTTTGTAAATCTTGTTTCTGGTTCACTTGAGAAGTTTAAGTGGAAGAAAGAAACATTAGCCACATGCAGATGTTTTAAGTGTGGTGACTCAAAAAAGAATAAGTCCAAGACAAGGGGATACTTTTTTGAGAACAAAGGTCATTATGTATACAAATGTCACAATTGCGGTTTTGCCTGTAATTTATATGGTGTTCTTGAGTCTATTAGCCCGACACTCTGCAAAGAATATGCGTTTGAAGTTTTTAAAGATAAAAACCCAGAACCTATTAAAATTGAAAAACCAGAAAAACGACAACCGGTTTTCAGTGATCTTGGAACGCGGATTGACTTGCTAAATAATGAGCACAAGGCAGTAAAATATGTTGAATCTAGACAAATACCGAAAGAAAAGTATAGTAATTTTTATTACTGCTCTGATTTTAGTAAAGTCATGTCAGCTTTTGATAGAGAAGGCAAGGCTGAAGCCAGACTGGTCATACCATTTTACGATGAAGATGGCAAACTTATTGGAGTTCAGGGAAGATCGTTTGACGAAGGAAACCCTGCAATTCGCTACATCACACTAAAGGCAGATAATCAAGAACGCCTTTGGTACAATTTGGATAAAGTAAATCCATACGACACTGTATTTGTAACTGAAGGACCAATTGATTCCATGTTTATTCCAAATGGAATTGCAATGCAAGGTGCTGGTTGGATTGAAGAATTGCCTGAAAAAATTCAAAAGTCAAAAGTAATTTTTATTTTTGACAATGAGCCTCGCAACACAGAAATTGTTACTTTGGTCGGAAAGTACATAGATGCTGGAAGAAACGTAGTAATCTGGCCACCCGAAATTGATAAGAAAGACATTAATGATATGGTTAAAGTGTATGGCCAAAATTTGGTAATGCGACTAATCATTAATAATGTTTATTCTGGACTAAAGGCTAAAATGAAGTATACTTACTGGAAGAAAATTTAAAATGAATAAAAATAATAAAGATAATGAAGACATGTCTGAAGAAGATATTTTAAAAGCTAGCGAAGCTTATTTAATATTCGTTCAACGTTTTGGAGAATATGTAAAAGAAATGAATCCTGAACTTTGGCATAGAGCGCGTGAATACGCTGCAGACTTTACTAAAGTTACTGGTGTTACAATTGAACTTGTTGATAATGATGAGGATGAGAAGGATGACAGAGATACAGAACATAAAAATGGAGCAGACTAAGTATTTTGTCCTAGATCACGGACACGTCGATCTAGTGGATTATATGGGCTCTGATCTGAGTGTTGTTAATGCAGCAAGAGTTTCTTTTAATAAAGAAAGTTATTGGGAAGGTGAACAGCATTGGACTGGAAACATCACAGGAAAAAAACTTCCTGAACGTGATGCAAAGTTAATTAAATATCTCGGAAAGCATAATCACTTTACTCCGTTCTGCCATCCGCAGATCACGCTTCGAATTAAGTGCCCAATCTTTGTTCGTGCACAATTGGGCAAGCATCAGATTGGCCTCACAATGAATGAGGTTAGTCGCCGTTATGTTACATTTGAACCGGAGATCTACACCCCACTGTGGAGAAGTTCTCCTACTGATGGAGCCAAGCAAGGCAGCAGTGGTCCAATTGAAGATATGGATACGTGCATCAAACTTCGTCAGGAGTATAATGGCGTTGCAAAGGAATGTTTGGATCTTTACAATAAACTTTTGGCTGATGGTGTTGCTCCTGAACAGGCGCGTTCAATATTGCCACAAGGAACTTATACGGAATTTGTGTGGACTGGTTCTCTCTATGCATTTGCCCGCGTTTATAACTTGAGAATTGACGCACATGCCCAATGGGAAATTCAGGAATATGCAAAAGCAATTGATAAATTAATTGCTCCTCTTTTTCCGGTTTCGTGGCAGACTCTAACAACTAAATAAAACACCCACTTAGGAATTTAATTATGGCCGAAATTTTATCACCATTTCAATCGTTTATTTTTATCTCTCGCTACTCTCGCTGGCTCAACGACCAAAATCGTCGTGAGACTTGGGATGAATGTGTAGATCGATGGTGGAAGTATTTTACGGGTAAGGTTCCACAACTTGCAGAACGCCCTGATGTCAAGGAAGCAATTCTCAATCTAGAAGTTCTTCCTTCAATGCGCAGCCTAATGACTGCTGGTCCTGCATTGGATCATGATAACACTTGCTTGTACAATTGTTCTTATCTACCAATCGATTCTCTTGAATCATTTGCAGAACTTTTTGTAGTTCTGATGAATGGAACCGGCGTTGGTTATTCTGTTGAACGTCAATACACCGATAAGCTTCCACAAGTTGCTAACAAGATTGAAAAGTCTTTCAATATAACTTATGTTGTTGAGGACTCCAAGGAAGGTTGGGGCAACGCAATCAAGTTCATTATGGATCACCTCTATGCGGGTCGTCACGTTAAATGGGATTTAAGCAAGATTCGTCCTGCTGGTGCAAGACTCAAGACCTTTGGCGGTCGTGCCAGTGGGCCTGCTCCTCTAGACAATCTATTCAAGTTTGTCGTAAAAGTATTCTACAATGCACAAGGGCGCAGATTGACTGCTCTTGAATGTCACGATGTTTGCTGTGCTATTGCAAACGCAGTTATTGTTGGTGGCGTTCGCCGTTCTGCCATGATCTCGTTGAGCGATCTTGCTGATCGTGAGATGGCACTCTGCAAGAGTGGTGCATGGTGGGAGCAGGCTGGCTTCCGTTCATATGCCAACAACTCTGCTGTTTATCGTGGTCGTCCCCCAATGGGACAATTCCTTGAAGAATGGACATCACTCTACAACAGCCACAGCGGTGAGCGTGGAATGATCAATCGTAAGGCACTACAGGAACAGGCTGCAAAGTCTGGCCGCGATCCAGACTGCGAATATGGTACAAACCCATGCTCAGAGATCATTCTCAAACCATTTGAATTTTGCAATCTTTCTACAGTCGTAGTTCGTCAAGACGATACTGCCGCAACACTGAAGAAGAAGATTGAAATCGCTACAATCATCGGTACTGTTCAATCTACCTTTACCAACTTCCCATACCTTCGTCCAGAGTGGAAGAAGAACTGTGAAGAGGAAAGATTGCTTGGCGTATCCATGACAGGTATTTTTGACAACAAGCTTACCAGTGGTTTGGAAGGCAAGCCAAAGCTTGTTCGTCTTCTTGAGACTCTTCGTGATCATTCGACTGCGACGAATCTCAAGTGGGCAGAGAAGTTGGGAATCAATCCTAGCAAGTCAGTTACTTGCGTGAAGCCTGAAGGCACTACATCGTGTTTGGTGGACTCTGCCTCGGGTCTGCATCCTCGCTATGCGGA